GATCTTCTGCGCTCCACTCGCGCATGACTGAAAGGCCGGCAACGCTGCGGGAGACAAACACGTTCGCGCACCTTGCCTTGGGGATGCCAAGCCCGACCCGGTAGGCAGCAAGCTGCATCAGGTGGTCATCGTACCCCTCGACCTTGGCGGGGTCGCTGAAGTCCTTAGTTTTTACGTCCACCACGATGCCGTCGAATTCAAGCCTTGCAGGCGCGTGAAGGTCGCACTTGCCACCGAACCCCATCTCATGGGCAAACGAACGCTCTGCGATCCATCCTTGCAGCCCAAAGTGGTTGTTGATGACCTTGGTGCAGCCCATGACGTGGCTGTGGTGCTTAAAGTTCGGATCACCGTCGTAGAAGCCCTGGATTGAGGCATGGATGTCAGTTCCGGCATCAGCCGCAGCGCGGCCCTGCTCCTTGCTGTCATCCATGATCCGATCAATCCAGTCGTCCTCCGGCTCGTCCTGTCGCCGGGGAAGCGTCAGGGCGGCCATCAGGACTTGCTTTTGCAGCCACTGCGTCAGGGCGGGCTTTGCAGCCACGTTCAGGACGGTGGTGACAGACGGTACAAGGTTGAGCTTTCGGGCGTCTCTGAGGGTTGTGTTCCTCATCCCGCCCTTGGCTGCCTCGACCGTGTACATCGGCGCACCGTCTCGGGTGTACCAGTGGTTGCTCTCGCTTGCGCGAGGCTCCTTTGCGGTGATGGTCATTTGATCTCCGAGAGCTTGTTCTGGATGAAGTAGTCGATGACCTCTTCGAGCAAAGCCATTCGGTTTGACTTCCTACCGTCGGCAAGGGCGGTGATCATCCAGTAGTGCGACGGGGACACGCCAATGGCAAAGCTCTCGGTTTTCTTTTTGTTTACCTGGGGCATGCGCTTGGGTGGTTTTTTGACTGCAACAGTCGGCACCCTTTTGACTTTTTTGACTTGAGATTCTTCGTTCATTAAAACACTCCAAACCAGATGCCGGTGCCGTGAACGCACCCGACGGGGAAGAACAACGCCCCTGCCAACAAGAAGCCCCAGGAGGCTGTCTTGAGGCAGACGATGACATGGGTAAACCAAGCCAGGACGACCCAGGCTGCAATTGCAAAAGGGAAGAGCTCGCTCATGCTTGAGCCGCCGCGAGTCTCAACTGACGTTGCTTTTCGTGCCGGGCCTTCATGAAGGCAGACTGCTTGGCACGCTGCTCGGGAGTCCACGCCGCCTTCTTGCGCTCTTTCTTGACCTCCTTTTGCCCCTTGTCGGCTTTGACCAGGGCGCGTAGGTAGATCACCTCGGCGTTGATGTCTTGAACCATCGCGGCCAAGCTCTTGATGTCTTTTTGCAGTTGCTCTTTTTCGCTCTTAGAAATAAACATGTCGCTCTCCTATTTGTTGACGTTGGATCTCCACAGGGTGACATACATCCCGTGGACGGTTCTGCTTTCAGCCCTGACCGGGCCTACGGCACTGACAATCCCCTCTTTCGAGGCTTTCTTCGCAATATGCCCCCAGGCCCTTGAGTCAGGGGGCGGTGGAACGTGCAGGCTGGCTGCACGCACTTGCTCGGTGGTGAACTCGTAGTTCATGCGGGCGAACTGGAGGAAGGACTTGAAAGCCACCTCCTTCCAGCTTTCCCCAGCGTGATCAGCCGCTACCTTGGCCATAGCGTGACCGATCTCCAGCCCTGTAAACGGCCTGCCACCGAACATGTCAATGGTCAAATCGTCGCTTGGTAGCTTCATGTCAGAATGGCACGTCGCTATCCAGATCGTCAAACCCAGATCCGCCTTTTGGTTTTGCAGCATGTTTTGACCTCGCTTGCCACTCTGGGCTTGACTGAATCTTCTCTTGCAGGTTCTTGCCGAAGGTCTCGAACATCTCCATGTCGGGGTTGTCGATGTAGAACAGGCCGGTATCGTTGAATGGCTCGGGCATGCCGGCCTTCCTGACCGAGGCAAGCACCGGGTTCACCGTCATGATGTTGGTGTACTCCTTGCCGTTGCCGCCGATGGATTTCGCCACCGAGAGCATTGCCCAATGCCCAAGGATGTTCTTGAGTTCAAAGCCGCGAAGCTCGTCAGAAGTGAAGTCCTTGCCGCGCCAAGTCTGCAAGTCCTTGCGCAGGGCGGCCTTCTCACCGAGGGAGAGGGTGTAGTTCTTCGAGATGGTCATCGGTTCGCCCTTCTTCGTGACCAGGGGCTTGCCGCTATCATCTTCGCCGTGAACCTCGAACTGCAACATCACCTTGTGCAGATGCTTGACCTCACCTTGCCACTCTGACTTTTGCGTGCCGAGGTCAACGATGCGGTAGCACCGTGCAAGATGCATCCCTGGGGGCACTGGGGTAAAGCCGCTTTCGCCGCCGCCTTCTTTCGCTACTAGACTCATTTCTTCTCTCCGATTGATGGTAGACCGCATTCATAGCGGATGGTTTTCCAGTCTTCGCTTGTAGCAACGCCCGCCTCAGCCCTGGCAAGGGCCTCTTCGAGCATCTGCATTCTTTCGAGCATGGCTTGATGGTGTTCGCTCATACGTCATTCCTCACGATGGAGTTGACGTATCGACCAATGCGGTCAAGGAGCCCAGGCTTTTGCGCCTGACGATGAGACAGGAAGCTGTCTTGCAACCGCTCCATGTCTCTGCTGACCGGGTAGTTCAGCTTGCGCTGGTACATGCAGCCGATCTGCACACCTGTCTTCGTTGTGTAGGGAATCACTTTTTCGCTTTTCATCGCACTTCCTTCGCTGTTGAGGGAACCGCAGTGTATCGGCTTTAACGTGACAATACAACCCCTGTTGCAAAACTTTTTTTTGGTTGTATGATGGCGTTACAACAGCAACAGGAGTCTGCATGACACTTAAAGATTTTTTTGAAACCAAAAAGCTGGGGGCCAAGACTGATATGGCCCAGGCGCTGGGAATCAGTCGAACGTGGCTGGCGCTGATCATCAACGGTCAGCGCGTACCCAGCGTCAGGCTCAGTCTGGACATCGAGCGTTACACCAATGGCAAGGTCAGACGCAAGGATCTTCGGCCAGACATGTTTGGAGCAATAAAGTGATTTGGTACAAATTCCACCTTGGTGACTACATCACCCACACCACGCATCTGAGCGATGCAGAGGACTTGGCTTACCGCCGCCTGTTGGATTTGTACTACATGAGCGAAAAGCCAATCCCCTTGGACACCGATGCCGTGTCTCGTCGAATTCGACTTGACTTGGACATAACCGAATCGGTTTTGAATGAGTTCTTCGAGAAGACCCCAGAGGGCTATCGGAACGTGAGATGCGATGCTGAAGTCGAGAAGTACCAGCAGCGTGTTGAGACCAATCGATCCCTTGGCCTGAGAGGCGGAAGGCCCAAGAAAACCGAATCGGTTAGCGAATCGAAACCGAACGATAACCCTAAGAAGATACAGATACAGAAAGAGAATAAAGACATATCGTCGCAAGCGACTCGGTTCGGCGACTTCTGGTCTGCATGGCCGGCGTCAAAGCGTAAGGTCGGTAAGGGTGCCTGCGAGGCGAAATGGAACCGCCTGGGCCTAGACCCCCTGGCTGATCGAATCATCGCCTCTGTGACCCGTTTAAAGGCCTCTGAGCAGTGGTTGTCGGGGTTTGAGCCTGCCCCGCTGACGTACATCAACCAAAAACGGTGGGAAGATGAATCTGGAACCGAATCGGTTTCGATTGGCAGGAGGATGATATGAGCACAGGCGGGCCAGCGTTTCCAAGCAAAAGGGAACACACAACCAAAGAAGGCATGACCCTGCGCGATTACTTCGCTGCTAAAGCAATGCAGGCAACGATGGCAGAGTTTGATCGCGGATGGAAGGAACACGCTTATCAGCAGGAGACATTTTTGCAATGGGCCGCTGAACGAGCCTATGCTATGGCCGACGCAATGCTGAAAGCGAGGGAGCGGTGAACCCGGTCGAGAACCTGCTCCAGAGGCTTGAGAAGGTCAAGGGCCGTAATGGCTCATGGACTGCCCGCTGCCCGGCGCACGATGACAAGGGCCCTTCCCTGGCCATCAAGGCCGCAGACGATGGCCGGGTGCTGCTGCACTGCTTTGCAGGCTGTGACGTCCACTCCGTGGTCGGGGCGGTTGGCATGGAGATCGGCGACCTGTTCCCGCCCGACAGCAAGCGCAAGGAGTACCCGGTTGATGGCAAGCCCGCAATCAAGCCGGCCTTCTACGCAAGCGACCTGATGCGCATCATCGGCTTCGAGGCCCTTGTGGTGCAGATCGTCGCCTTCGACATCGGCAACGGGAAACCCATAAGCGAAGAAACCCGCGAGCGCATGCTCACGGCCTACCAGCGAATCGACGAAGCAATGAGGTACGCGAATGTCTAACGTAGCCATGATCGAACAGAGGGCTCGTCAACTCGACGAGGCCCGCAAGGTGCGGATGATCAAGTCCGAGGAGATTGACACCGAGACGTACCTCAAAGCGCACGATGTGACGCACAAGGTGCATGAGGCATCGGTCTGGCTTGAGGAGTTGCAGCAAGAACTGGTCGCACCGCCTGAGCGAGACAAGAGCGTGACGATGCCCTGGCCAAAGACCCATGCGGGGTTTCAGTTCCGCCCAGGCGAGGTGACCCTGTATGCCGGCTCCAACGGCGGCGGGAAGTCCCTGATCACCGGTCAGGTGGCGATGGGCCTGATCAAGCAGAAGCAGAGGGTGTGCATTGCCAGCTTCGAGATGAAACCCAAGCGCACGATCTACCGGATGCTGCGTCAGTTCGCTGGCGAGAACATCGAGTTCCCGCAGTACGTTGACAAGGCAACCTACATCGGCAGGCTGCTGGAGCGGTTTACGCAATACAGCCGCGACGGGTTGTGGCTGTACGACCAGCAGGGAACGACCTCAAGCCAGCAAGTGATTGCGATGGCCCGGTACTGCGCGATGGAGCTCGACGTGCAGCACGTCTTCATCGATTCTTTGATGAAGTGCGTGGCCGGCGAGGACGACTACAACGCCCAGAAGTCCTTCGTCGATGAATTGACCGCCCTGGCCAGGGATCACCACATCCACATCCATCTGATCCATCACATCCGCAAGCTCGGCAGCGAGGAGCAGATGCCCAGCAAGACCGACATCAAAGGTACTGGAGCGATTGCCGATCAGGTGGACAACGTGCTGCTGATGTGGCGCAACAAAAAGAAGGAGCACGAGATTCAGAACGGAGGCAACCCAGATCCGATGAAGCCCGATGCAATCTTGATGTGCGAGAAGCAGCGCAATGGTGAGGCAGAAGACTGGTACAGCCTGTGGTATCACAAGGACAGCCAGCAGTTTCTGGAGTCGGACTCATCTCTGACGATGTCGTTTGACGACAGGGGGGCATTTTGAGTGAAGGCGAAGGAGCGGACGAGCATCGGCATCGTTGTCTCGTTCGGGAAGTTATCCGAAAAAGGATACAAGATCGTGGAGCTGCGCACCGCTTCCTCTACGGTTACCGTGACGACCTTGGCAAGTATCACAAGGGCTGGAATGAAATACATCCAAAGTCAAGACTTGATCAAGATGTGCGAGAGCAGTGGAACAAAGGCAACAGAGGCCAAGAAGGAGAATGGAAATGAGCAAAGTTGAGTTGAGTGATTTTCAGAAACAGTTCCTGCTCGGGCAGGGCGCTGGGCAGACCCTGTACACCGAGAAGGAGTTCGGTGAGCGGCTTGCGCAAGCGAAGGCAGAGATCATGGCCATCGCCATCCAAACCAGCAAGCAGGCCGTCATGATCGAGCGTCAGGCCTGTGCAGAACTGGTCATGGAGCTTGCGTCTCAGGAGGATGAGGGTGAGACCTCAACTGCCCTGAAGAACGCGGCATACGCCATCCTGAACCGCATACCGAGCCAGCGTCAATGATCGAGTTGACATTGCCCTGGCCGCCCTCTGTCAATCGGTACTGGCGCACGTTCCAGGGCCGCATGATCATCAGCGCAGACGGCAGGGCTTACCGCAAAGCGGTGGCCGATCAGGTGCTGATTCAGCGAGGGGCCAAGAACCTTAAGGGCAAGCTCGTGGTGGAGATCGAGGCCTGGAGGCCAGACAACCGCAGGCGCGATCTGGACAACCTGCTCAAGGCGGCTTTGGACGGCTGCACCCATGCGGGCGTATGGGAAGACGACAGCAACATCGTTGACCTGAGAATTTATTGGGCCGAGCACATCGGCGGGATGCTAAAAATTAAAGTGAGAGAACAATGAACGAAAGCAGCGCACTGGATTGGACGTGGTTCACGTCATCCAAGGGGACTGTGGGTATTGCGAAGGTCAAGACCTACGGCGGCAAGATTGAGTACCGCATCAGCCCGGTCGATGGGTTCATGGAGAAGATGGATGTGCAGCAGATCGTGGCCTGGGGGGCTGCATTCCCTGACGCCGCGGGGCAGGCGCTCTTCAAGGGGAAAGCATGAAGCCAGAGCCACAACTGATCGACCTGTTTGCGATGTTCGCATTGATGAACCAGACCAATGACTCTTCGCTTTTTGGGAGCGACGAGTACCAGCGCCTGATCGCGGAGCGGTCCTACCGTATGGCTGCGCAGATGATGAAAACAAGAGAGCGATTTATTGGAGACAAAGATGAGTGACAGCGACGTAAAAAATCCAGAGCTTGCGATTGAGTACATCTTCAAGTACGGCAAGAAGTTCGGAGAGGCCAAGGGCAATCGGATCTACATGGAGGAGTACCGCAAGTCTCTGAAGGCGATGATCATGAAGCGAAGCCTTGAGACATCGGTCAATGCGCAGGAGCGAGAGGCGTACTCTGATCCCGAGTACATCCAGCACCTCAGGGGCTTGCAAGAGGCGGTGCAGATCGAGGAGGAGATTCGCTGGCGCTTGATCGCTGCGCAAGCTCGCATCGAGGTCTGGCGCTCAATTGAGGCAACGAACCGGGCAGAGGGCAAAGCGACGATATGAAGTGCCCACTATGCGGTGCGCCATCCGATGTAAAGGCAACTCGAAAGCCCAATGGCGTCATTGTGCGCAGCCGCCTCTGCTACAACGAACACATCTTCCGAACCGAGGAGCGGGCCATCACTGAGCCCAGGCACAAGGATGACAAAAGACGAAAAAAAGCATTTGTCCAGAGTGGCTGACCTCGGCTGCGCTGTGTGTCGGCGTATGGGGTATCCGGGTACCCCTGCCGAGATACATCATCCAAGGGCCGGAACAGGGGCTGGGAGACGCGCAAGCCACTGGGATGCTATCCCACTATGCCCAGAGCACCACAGGGGCAAGACGGGCCTGCACGGCCTTGGCACGAAGGGCTTTCCCAAGCACTACGGCTATGACGAAGCCGATCTGCTGGCCGACACCAGGGAGCTTTTGGGGATTAGGGTAAGTCCCTAGAAAATAATTGGGTTTGCCTCTGGTGCGTTGTAATTTGCTGTTACACTACCTTCACTGTCAAGCAATAGTGCAAGACGGCCAACAGCGAAGGAACAGCGAACATGATCACCACCACCCACAACATCGACGAGCTTGGCAACCTGCTGGCTCAGATCAAGACCTTGACCTCTAAGGCTGATGCCATCAAGAAGGACATCAAGGAAGAGGCCAGCCTCTCCGGTCAGAAGAAGTTCGAGGGCGATGATTACGTTGTCACCTACGTTGAGTCCAACGTGTCCACCGTGGACTGGAAGGCCATCGCTAAGGCCCTCAACATCCCTGCCGAGCTTATCGCGCAGCACACCAAGACCTCCGCCCGCTACACCGTCAACTGTGACGCCAAGTAATCAACCGGGGGCTTCGGCCCCCACAGGAGAACACCATGCAATACGCAAATCACTACGGCTACAGCGACGTGACCCCTTACGAGGTGGTGCGCCAAATCAGCGAGCAAACCATCGAGATCCGCGAGATGGACGCGGTGCAAGATGAATCGGTCAAGCTGGAGTGGGCACCCGGTGGCTTTGCTGGCCACTGCATCAACCAGCGTGACCAGAAGTGGCACATCACGAGCAACCCCGAGAACAACATCATCCGCATCCGCCTTGGCAAGAAGGGCTGGAAGGACAAGCATGGACGCAAGTTCGGCCTGTCGGACAAACCCGTCAAGTTCTACGACTACAACTTCTGATCATGAAAAACACCGAGTCTCAGTACATCAACGCCGGCTACCGGCTTGAGAAGGCCATCATTGACGGCAAGCCCGACACGGCCATCATTGCGAAGATGCAGGGCATCCGCCTGATGCTTGAGTCCGAAGCAATAGACGACCACGAGGAGGCCCGCCGCCTTGTCGAGCGGGGTCGCCAGGAGGCTCGCAGTGAGACGCATCGCTGAGAAGCCACTGGCTCAGTACCACCCCCAGGTGGGTGATCTCTGGCGCAGCCGGCATCAGGAGCCGGAGAGCGAGGAGTTCGACAGCCTGCCTGAATGGATGATTACCGACCCGATACCCCAAGAAGATCTGGCCGACATTGGCCGAATCATCGGTGAGTGCATAGATGGAGCTCTCACCAATCGTGAGATGCTGATGATCCGCATGCGGTTTTGGGGTGACCTCACGCTCGAAGAGTCAGGCATCAAGATGGGCGTCACCAGGGAGAGGGCTCGGCAGATAGAGATGAAGGCCCTGCGCAAGCTGCGTCACCCGGTCATCAGGGCCAAGCTGCGCGATTACAGCCTGTGGTCTAACTGGTTTGACTGGATTGGCCGGAAAGGCTCTGAGCGCGACAAGCGCAGGGCCCTCATCTTGCGAAGGGCTGAATACCCGACAAATCGATGGGGCTATATCATTGATCTGTAACTTCAGATTACAATGTCAGGACTGCAATCAGCAGGACAGCGAATCAGGAGCGAATCATGTTGTTTACTCGTAGCGGTGAAGAGTTCAAGGGCCAGCCAGACAACAGCTTTGGCAAGCCCGTGCGTTGGGTCAATGTTGCGTGCGACCGTTGCCATGTCATCGGTGGCCAGCGCATGTGGGTCATGGGCATGGAGAATGGCCGCCCCTACAGCAAGACCGGCTTTTCTTGCTGGACTTGTGGCAACACCGGCATTCGCAAGACCGTCAAGGAGCGCCTGTACAGCGAGGCCGAGCTTGCCCGCCTGAACAAGAGCGCCAGCACCCGCGCCGCCCGCAAGGCCGAGGCTTATCGCATCGCCGCCGAGCAGGCTGAAGCTGCCCGTGCAGCCAATGATTCCGAGTTCCGCGCAGCCAATGCTGAGTTCATCGCCAAGCTGATTGGTTTGGATGGCGAGTTCTGGGATGGTTTCCGCGAATCCTTCCTGGCCCGCGCTAAGGCCCCTACAGAGCGTCAAGTGATGCTGGTTGATGCCGAGGTAGCCAAGCGTGCTGCAAACGCCTCCAGCGGCTTTGTGGGCGCTGTTGGCGACAAGGTTACCCTGACCCTGGTGATCGAGCGCATCGTCAGCTACCAGACCGCCTTCGGCGCACAGTACATCCACATCTGCCGCACCAGCGAAGGCAACGTCGTCACCTACAAGGGCACGGCCAATATCGGCGCGACTGATGACACCGTCAACCTGACCGCGACTGTCAAGGAGCACACCGTCTACAACGGCGTCAAGCAGACCGTCATCCAGCGCCCCAAGTTGCTCCAGCCGGCATGAGGCAATCACCCCACAAAACAGTGGGGTATTGCATAAGCCTGTAACTTCAGATTACAATGTCCATCACTGCAACACGCAGTAAATCAACAGCGAAGGAAAAAGCGAAATGTACGAGTTGGAAATCAAGTTCATCAACGATGACGGCGAAGTGCGCTACCGCCCGAGCCCCGATTACGCAAGCGCCCTGGCCCACGACCGTCTGGCCTTCTGCTCTGTCTGCACGCAGGTGCATGATGACATCGGGCCAAACTTTGCGTATAGATATTGCCCCGACTGCAAGAACGACACTGTCTTCGGCCATCTTCATTTCGACAAAATTGTTTAAGGAGCGACACCATGCAAAGCGAAAAACTTCTCGACTTCTCCATCGCCGTCAACGATGCCCGCATCTTTATTGATCCGCACGAAGATGGCGTCTGGATCTCAATGGCTGTGCGTGGTGGCAGCGCCTACGCAACGATGAGCAAGGATCAGGCACGCGAGATGGTTGCGGCTCTGATGCTGGTGATCGAGGCCGACTGATGTGGCCCTTCCCGCCGTTCCCAAACCCCTTGGATCGGCCTGGGCAACCGCCTGGGCCTGATCGATTCAACCCTGCCGAAGACGACTATGAGCAAGCGCCATATTGATGCAAAGCGCATCACGCTGCCGGTGTCGCAAGACATCGACAAGATCCGCGACAGGCTTGAGCGCGACACGGGCGTGCGCATGACGTACACCCAGACCTTTAACTTCCTTGTGCATTTTTACGTCCAGCGGGCGAACGAACCGAAAAGTAAGTGGAGGGCTTTGGAATGAGCATTACCGCAATGCGTCAGGCGCTGGAGGCGCTGGAGGCACACGCAGACATTGGCATCAAGTCCGACAAAGCGATCACCGCCCTCCGCACCGCCATCGAGCAGGCTGAGAAGCAGGAGCCGCTTGGTTACTGGAATGCCGTTGAGGGCTGGGTTGAACTGCCGGAAGAAACGCACAAGCCCGTTGCGTGGGTGTACCCAGAGGCGCTTGAGGCTTTTCGACAGGGCAAGCCTTGGACGGCTTACGGTGCTGACGGCAAGGGGCCAAACTCTGATGGGGTTGAGCGTATCTCTCTTTACACCACCCCACCCGCAGCACAGCAAGAAGCAGTGCTGGCCGAGCGCGAGGCGTGTGCGAAGGTGGCAGACCTTGTGGCTCGTGAGATAGACGACACCAACGGAACCG